GTTTTTACGAATCTTCTCTGTGCTGTATTTATTATGGCAAATGTAGTACATAACTGGTGACCAAACACATAGGGTTTCCTTTACCCACAGAAATGTTTCATCCTCATACATGCTTTGCTTTACCAAAGGAAGAAGCAATCTGTGAATTACTACAGATAAATCTAAAATGTCATTCTTGTGGCAAACTTATGAAAAGATACCCCAAAGAAAAGAGACCAATCAATCCACCAGTTAAGAGGTACTGGATGAAATGAGTAAAGTAGAAGATTACAAAGCAAAGATCACAGAACAGTTTGATGAACTAGAAGGAATGATGTTAGATCAAATACATTTAACTGACCCCGATAAAGTAGAAGAAAAACTGTATGCAATAAACTATAAATGGGAGTTCATATCCGAAGAAGATAGAGACTTCTATCAAGGATGTATATTTGCATTAGAACATGGATTGAAGTGGTGAGCGGAGGAGTCTACAATCAAACATACTTCGACAATAGACCTGAAGAACAGCTAAGAGAAGGTGTTCTATATGGAGTTGTTCTAGTAAACACAAGAACCTTTGAGCGCGAATGCATCAAAGTCGGAATCGCTAGTGGCAAAGACTGGCGGCACGTTATCAAAAGAAGTCGTGGTTTCAAAGGGTATGAGTTGCGTATTCAACGAACCTATCACGATACAATCTACAACTGTTGGAAATACGAACAACAGCTACACGAGAAGTTCAAACACGAAAGTTATAAACCAAAACAAAAGTTTGGTGGGCATACGGAGTGTTTCGAAATTTCATCCCTTATTTTATCTGACTTTCCAAAAAATAAATCTTGACATTTGGTCACTCGTTTGATATAATAATATCATATTTAGGAGAAAGAGAAACTTTGAGACAGATAGTACCGCCAACAAATTGTCCAGCATGTAACAGTGTACTGGAGTTTGTAAACGACCAGCTATTTTGCTTGAGTGACTCTTGTCCTGCTAAATCAGCAAAGCGTGTAGAACACTTTGCAAAAACTTTAAAAATTAAAGGACTTGGTCCCTCTACTATTGAGAGACTTGATCTATTTGATTATCATGATATTTATTCGCTATCCCAAGAAGAAATATCATTATGCTTGGCTTCAGAGAAACTAGGTGAGAAACTACACACAGAAATTCAAAATTCAAAGAGTGTCGACCTTATAACTCTATTACCAGCTTTTTCGATACCGCTGATTGGCTCAAGTGCCACTAATAAATTAGCGAAACACATCTCATCAATATATGAGATAACCCCAGAGATATGTATAGAGGCAGGTCTGGGTCCGAAAGCGGCGTCGAATCTTTATGACTGGTTAGTAAACACTTTCATTGACCATGGCTATAATGAACTACCCTTTTCTTTTACTTGTAAAAAGCAGGTCAAAGTCAGTCTTGACGACACTAAGGGAACAGTTTGCATTAGTGGTAAGTTAAAATCTTATCCTACTAAAGCGGCAGCTAAACAAGTACTAGAAAAGTACGGTTTCATTGTCAAAGATAGTTTAACGAAAGATGTAACTATCTTACTCAACGAGAGTGGAATTGAAAGTGCAAAAACTAAAAAGGCAGAACAACTTGGGATAAAAATATTTAACAACCTAAAACAAATTATAGAGGAATAAAAATGGCATTACCAAAATGGACAGACGAAAGAACTCAACAACTAACAGACTTTGTTGGTTCTGAAAGCCCAATCACTCAACCTACTGTAGCTAACGCTGCAATGGAATTAGAAACATCTACAAGATCAGTTTCTAGCAAGTTGAGAAAAATGGGATTCGATGTTGAACTAGCGTCAGCATCTGCTTCTAAGTCTTTCTCAGACGAGCAAGAAGCAACACTATCAGCATTTGTCAATGACAATAGCGGATCGTACACATATGCAGAAATTGCATCAAACTTTGAAGGCGGACACTTCTCAGCTAAATCAATCCAAGGAAAAATCTTATCAATGGAATTAACTTCCCACGTTAAGCCTGCTCCTAAAGTTGAAACAGTTAGAACTTACACTCCTTCAGAAGAAACAACTTTTGTTGAAATGGTGAACGGCGGATCATTCGTAGAAGAAATCGCTGCAGCATTAGACAAATCTGTTAATTCAATCAGAGGAAAAGCTCTTTCACTTCTAAGAAGTGGCGAGATCAACGCTATTCCAAAGCAAAAAGAAACAAAAGGATCAAGCAAAGCTGATGTACTTGCTGATGTAGATGTTGCTTCACAAACTGTAGAAGAAATTGCTGACTCAATCGGCAAAACAGTTCGTGGTGTAAAAACTATGTTAACAAGACGTGGACTACAATGTTCAGACTACAACGGCGCAGCTAAAAAAGATATCGGTTAATCACTAAGTCTTTTGATTAGTTTAAGGCAGGGGTTCGCCCCTGCCCGTTTTTTTATTACTTTGGGAGAGGTCAATTGAATATTGCGTCAGCGCTTTTAAAACAGATTATAGTTCAGAAAGATTTAGACACATGGTCTAAGTTAAAAGAACATTACCTACCTGGCGAGTACCAGTCAATTTTCCGCATCCTTGATAAGCATATAGATACTTATCAAGACCTTCCCCAATTCGAAGATCTCTCTTATGAAGTTCGAGATCGACAACTCCAAGAAAAAATATTCGCAATCGAGTCAGTAGATGTCGAGGTAGACGCGTGGCTTTTGCTCGACTATCTTAAAAACGAATATGCACAAGTAGAAATCCTAGATGAGTTAGATTCCTACATAGATAAAACAGTCGCTATGGCTAGCGCAGAAGAAAACATAGAAGAACTCCAAGAAATAGTTTTAAGGGTAAGTGATAAGGTAGATGTCAAGCCGCCTGAAGAAAGTATGCAAAGCATATCTTTATTCGAGGATGACAAAGAACTAGCGAAGTATTTACCCTTAGGACTCAATACAGAGTATGACTCACAAATTCAGTTCTCTCCCAAAGACTTAGTGCTTGTGGGCGGACGAAGAGGCTCAGGCAAGTCATTGACTTGTTGTAACCTTGCAAACTCGGTGTATGAATCAGGGCGGTCTGCCTTGTATTTTACAATCGAAATGGATAGTAGATCAATTCTGCAAAGAATCTGTTCTATCTCAACTAAGATACCATTCTCTAGGCTAAGAAACAAAATGCTTTCATCGCAAGAGTGGGATCTAGTCGGTGGATGGTGGGCAGGTAGATTTGATGGTGGACATGAATTATTGCCAGAGTTTAAGAAAACTCATGACTTTGAATCATTCCACAAATCCTTAACAAAACTAGAACTACACAAAGATAAACAGATAGATGTTATCTATGACCCAGCACTTACTCTTTCCAAAATTCAATCTGAGTTAGACAAGAAAGTAAATCAGTTAGATGTTGGAGTAGTGATAGTAGATTATCTAAATCAAGTTCGTCGTCACAATGCACCAAGTCGCTCTGGTGGTCAGTATGACTGGACAGAACAGATAGAAGTCAGTAAGAAAATGAAGATGTATGCACAAGAGTATGAAACCTTAGTATTTGCTCCGTATCAAACAGATGCAAGTGGAGAAGCTAGGTTTGCAAAAGGTATTCTTGATGCAGCAGATGCTGCCTACTCGTTAGAGACATGGGAGCAACAGGATGAATGTATGACATTTAATTGTGTAAAAATGAGAAGTAATCGTATGGAAAGTTTTACTAGTGTGGTCGATTGGGAAACCTTGAAGATTGGTCCGCAGTCAGCAATCAATCCTAAAGAAAGAGAGAACATGAAAGAAAATATGACAACAGGAGAAAATGTAGACGACATATGACATTAATATTATACACAGAACAACAATTACTTATCGCATATACTAGATATGTGAGACAACTAGGAGAGTCATCAATTAAAGTGATGACACCAACGATCGAGGAGTTTCGTATTATTTACGAAACAGAACACGAAAATAAATTATGGGACGAAATAAATGACTAAAACAGAAAAAGCCGCACTACAAGAATCTTTAGTGCAAGTAGGCGCTGCTCTAGTAATTAATTTTCCTCTACAAACATTTATGTTATGGTTGATGATAGAGAGATGGGAATGGACAAGTGCCTTTCTTATATCTTTAACTACTACTTTTATATTTACAGTAGTAGCATTGATTAGAACATATATGATTCGTATGGAAATTGAGAAGAGACGCAGACATGGACTATGGAGAAAAGTAAGGAACAGTGGCGGCAGATAGAATCAGTAAAGAAACGGCAGAGTTAATAGCTCTGCCACCTTTCGATATAGAGACACGATCAGTAAAGTTTTTACTGAATCAACCGACTGTGCGTGATAATATTCACAAAGTACCAATCAATAAGCCTCTTATGGAAAGTTTAACAGAGCATGGCATACAGTCTCCAATACTAACTATGCCTAGTTATTATCCGATTGCAGGAAGTCAAAGACTAAGAGCAATGCTAGAGATATGTCATAAACACCGAGATGGATGGATGTTTAAGTCAATGGAAGTACAAGTATTCAAATTTCAAAAAGAATGGTGGAATATGTTTTACTTGTGGGGAGACAAAGAATTTAGAAACAAAGCCATAGCAATATGGTTTCAAATGGTAGAACTTGCTTGGAAAAGTAAGTATTATGAATATGAAGAAGATCCTAATGGAAAGAAAATGACGGACTTCGAAGAACTTGGAGATCAATTAAAAGGATGGAAACACAAGAAACTATGAAAGAATTTTTAGAACATTTCTTTTATGCATTATCAATCGCAGGCTTACTATTTTGTGTAGCGTTTGTATTAGGCATAGTAATTAACTCAGTTATATGACAGTAGAAGAACTATTACAAGAACGAAAGATAGATTATAAGTTGTCTCCAGCAGACTGTATTGTTGCGTGTTTAAATCCCGAGCATGACGACAGTAATCCAAGTATGAGAATTGATAGAATTACAGGGGTATTCAACTGTTTTTCGTGTGGCTTTAAGGGCAATGTGTTCAATCACTATGACGCCCCATCGAATCCTTTAGACATTCGTAGAGAAAAAGCTAGACGAAAGATAGAAGAAAAAAGAGCATCTTCCATAGGATTGAAGATGCCAAAGAACTTTATGCCGTATGTAGGCAACTGGAGGGAGATAACTCCTGACAGTTATAAATTGTTTGATGCGTTTTTGCACCCAGACAAGCCTTTTACTGGTAGAATTTCTTTTCCAATTAAGGACTTGACAGGAAAAATCGTAGCATTCAATTGCAGAACACAGTCCCCAACTGATGTTCCAAAGTATTTAATACACCCCCCGAAGGCATTGCTACCTTTATACCCTGCTCGAGTCCGCCCCATCAAGGGTAGAGTTATCTTAGTAGAAGGTATATTCGATATGCTTAATCTCCATGACAAAGGCTTGACAAATGCCGTATGTTGTTTTGGGACTAGAAATATTGATATTGATAAACTTAAACTACTAAAGATGCAGGGAGTAAGTGCAGTAGATATATTATTTGATCCTGACGAAGCAGGACAAGAAGCTGCCCTCCGCATTGTAGAATTCTGTGAGATAGCAGAGTTACTATCAAAAAACATAAAGTTACCTGTACAATTAGGAGATGCAGGTGCTTTGAATAAACAAAAAGTAAAAGATTTAAAGGAGAGATTATATGGCTAAAATAGCCCTAGTAGAAAGTAAACCTAGTCGTAATGACTATGTAAGATTATTTGATAATGAAATACAGTTCGACAAGTTCGAGTTATGTTCTGATCCAACAGTTAAGAAAGTATTAAAACGAGATTGTGATATTGAGATCAATGAAGATGACTATGATTGGATTATACTTGTTGGTTCTGAATGTTTAAAGTATTTCACAAATCAAAATTCAGTAACAGAGTATAGTGGTAGATGTATTGATGATAAGTACCTACCTGTAATTAATCCTGCCATGCTAGCATTCAAGCCTGAAGCTAAAAAGACATGGGAAGAATCAAGAGAAAACATAGTTAAGTATACACAAGGCAAACTAAAACAACAGAAACTTGCTGATGATAAGTGCTATGGCATTAGAGATTCAAAAGAACTTCACAGATTCCTTATCAAAGCTAGAGATCATGCAAATGACTTTATTGCTCTTGATTCAGAGACTTCAGGTTTGTATCCTCGAGATGGATATATGCTTGGTATTAGTTTATCTTACGAGCCAGAGCATGGAGCGTATATAGATTGTGAGTGTATAGATGAGACAGCAGAAGTATTACTTCAACAAATCTTTAACAAAAAGAGAGTAGTATTTCACAATGCTAAATTTGATTTAGCCTTCTTTGAATATCACTTTAGATTTGAGTTTCCAAGATTCGAGGATACTATGTTACTACATTATATGCTCGACGAGAATCCTGGCACACATGGTTTGAAACAACTATCACTTAAGTACACTCCTTATGGAGATTATGAGAAAGGTATGTACGAATGGATAGATGATTACTGCCGCAGAAATGGTGTACTCAAGGGTAGCTTTACTTGGGATTTGATTCCCTTTGAAACTATGCAAGATTATGCTGCTATGGATGCAGTGTGTACCTTCTTATTATTTCAGAAGTTTGAAAATGCATTAGTAAAAAATGATAGACTGTATGGAGTATACAGGGATATTCTTATCCCAGGCTGTAGATTCCTAACAGACATTCAAGATCATGGTGTACCTTTCGACAAAGATAGGCTACAAACATCTTCAGTGTTAATGCAAACACAAATTGATGAAGCTATTGAGAAGTTATATACTTATCCAGCAATTAAAGAGTTTGAACACAATCAAGGTAAAGACTTCAACCCAAACAGTACAATGCAGTTAAGAGGATTACTCTTTGACTTTTTAGGATTAAAACCTACAGGCAAGAAAACTGGAACGGGTGCGCATAGTACTGATGCGGAAGTATTAAAAGAGCTAGCCGAGAAACATGAAGTACCACAATTAGTACTTGACATACGACAGAAAGTTAAGATTAAGAGTACATATCTTGACAAAATTTACCCACAGCTTGACAGAGATAGTAGACTTCGTACAGGGTTCAACCTGCACGGAACAACTTCTGGAAGGTTGTCATCAAGTGGTAAAATGAATATGCAACAGATTCCTAGAGACAACCCGATTGTCAAAGGATGTATTAAAGCCGCACCAGGCAAGAAGATAGTTGCAATGGATTTAACAACAGCAGAAGTATATTGCGCAGCAGTGCTTGCAAATGATAAAGCCTTGATGGAAGTATTCCAAAGTGGTGGAAACTTTCACTCAAACATTGCAAAGATAGTATTTAACTTACCTTGCGAAGTCAAAGATGTAGCAGAGCAGTACGGAACACAGAGACAAATGGCAAAAGCTGTTACCTTTGGAATTATGTATGGAGCTGGTCCGAAAAAGATTAGTGAGCAAGTTACCAAAGACTCAGGAACATACTTTAGTATGAATGAAGCCTCCTCAGTTATTAAAGATTACTTTGAACAATTTCACGGACTCAAGAAATGGCTAGACGATAACAAACAGTTTATACAAGATAATGGTTTCCTATACTCTCATTTCGGAAGAAAGAGAAGGTTACCAAATGTATTCTCTCAAGACAAGGGTATTGCGTCTCACGAAGTAAGATCTGGTATTAATTTTCTAGTACAGTCTATTGCATCTGATGTAAATTTACTCGGAGCGATTGATACTCATAATGAAATTGACGGTGCACAAGCAAAGATATTTGCTCTAGTACATGACTCCATTCTAGCAGAAGTAGATGAGGAGTATGTTGACGAGTATATGGAAATAGTGAAAAAATGTATACAAAAAGACAGAGGTATATCAATACCTAACTGTCCAGTCGGATGTGATTTTGATGTCGGAGATGACTACTCATTCGGAAAATTTGAAAAGAAATACGGATGAAGCTAGAAGATATTCGATTCCCACTTTATGTGGTTCACTCCGATGAAGTTATTCGTAGAGATGGCGTACTTTGGATTGAAGGCGCAGTACTTGACGATAGTAATGTGGAAGGAAATAGTATAGGTGAAAGAAGATTACGAACACCTTTAAAAAATATGTATGATTTAAAACATCAAATAGATAATTTTGGTGGGTTAATAAAACACAGAGGGCGCTTTTATGTGGACTCAAATGGAAAGTTTTTTATATATGAAAAAAGTAAAAAAGCTGATTTAAAATACCATTTAATAGGTAAAGTAGAAAATAAAGATTTTGCTACTTTAATATGGATTCATGGTATACCCTTTCCATTTGAAGTCCCTAGACCTCCTCATAGAATAGAAACACATGCAGGAATATTATATGTTGACAAAAGACCCGCTTATTTGTATGAGTTGAGTACAAAGAAGTGGAAAGATACTTGGAGAAAAATATGATAAGATATGCGTATAGAATACTAAATAGGAGATAACATGGCAAATCATGTACAGAATTATATTACTGTATTAGGAAACGAAGCAGTAATGCAAAAGTTTGCAGATCAAGTAGCAAACAAAAGAGAAGAAGTAACAATGACAAATTGGGAAGGCAACCCCATGACGGTAGAAGAACACGTATCCATAGAACAATTATCTTTTATGCCTAAGTATGATGAAGATAAATCTTGGGACTGGTATCGTGATAATGTAGGAGCTAAATGGGCTCATATAGATGATGGGGCTGATGACTATATAAATATAGTATCTGCTTGGTCACCTGTAAGTGAGTTTTGTATGAAGCTTGTAGAGTTTTTATCACTAACTGATCCTAATGTATTACTTAGACATCAGTATGAAGATGAGTTCAGAAACTTTGTAGGAATACAAATATTTTGGGCAGAAAATGAAGAAGCAGACTGCGACCATGAACAGATAGAAGATACTGATATAACAGAAGCAATGCTTGAAAAATTTCCAGAGTGGGAAGATGATGATTTTGATCATTGGGACTACCATGAAAAGTATGATTGTGTGCCTGGAGAAGTATTCGATGACTTTATTTGGCAATGGATGGATGAACAATGGGAAGATCTTCATAGACCTTTTAAAGAAAACGAAAAAGAAGGCAGCTTTTATGGCTACAACGAAAAGAACGACAATTACGTTCATGGGTTGGATGACTAATGATATACTACAGAAAAGATATGCCTCAAGTGCATATGACAGACATTGAACGATCTGATTTTTCTTTTACAGTAAGAGGCATAAAGTATGTAGACTTACTACCAACACAAATAGATAGAGACCCAGGAGTAGCAAAGAAAATGGATATGCGATTGAGTGGAGGTTTTTATAGAAACCCAATCAAAGTTTGTCCTGCTGCTACAAACAAATACTATATTATAAATGGGCATCACAGGTTTGATTTTTTATCACAAAGATACCTGAACGATACCGAAGATTCATGGGTAGATAATTGCGAGTGTGTAATCATACAAGCAAACATAGAGGATATCTTTAACTATTTTAAATAACTTAACTCGAAGGGCGACCATAATTTAATTTTTATGGATTCTCCCAACCATATTTCTTGGTTCGCCCTTTAGAGTTTTTACATTAACAAGGACACAATGAAGGCAGTATTAAGCAACAGAATATACATAGAGTGTACTAACGAGTATCAAGAATATCTCGACAATAAACTCACCTACAGTATACCGCCTAGGAGACCTACAGATCCGCCTATCATCATTAAGAATATGGGCGTAGTCAGAGCAGGTTTAGTGACCTTACCAATAGGGAGAACGGATTTAATTCCAAAAGATTACGAGATAGTCGATAAGCGAGTAGAAGTACCAATCGAACCACTTGACTTTAAGTTTGAATTACGAGACTCACAACAGTCTGTATATGACGAAGTCGAAGGCAGTTGTATAATCAACGCTTGGGTAAGTTGGGGAAAGACTTTTACTGCGTTAGCTATCGCAAATAAACTCCAACAGAAAACACTCATAGTTACTCATACACTAGCGTTAAGATCGCAGTGGGAAAAAGAAGTACAGAAAGTCTTCGGGGTTACAGCGGGTGTAATCGGTTCGGGAAAGTTTGATATTGATTCCCCTTTTGTCGTGGGAAATGTGCAAACTTTGTATCGAAATGTCGACAAAGTCGTAAAAGAGTTCGGTACTATAATACTTGATGAGATGCATCATGTTAGTAGTCCAACTTTCACACGACTTATTGATGCTTCACGAGCAAAGAATAAAATCGGTTTAACAGGAACACTGCAACGAAAAGATGGAAGGCATGTAGTCTTTCGTGATTACTTTTCGAGTACAGTATTTAAACCACCGAAAGAAAATTATCTCACACCTAGTGTAGATATTATAAATTCAGGTATTCGTTTCATGGATGGCAATGTTGACTGGGCTACACGAGTTAACTCACTTGCTTTTGATTGGGAGTACCAAAACACTATGGCTATGCTCGCCGCAAGTTATGCAGCGAAAGGTCATAAAGTTCTATTAGTAGCCGATAGAGTAGACTTTCTTAAGAGCTGTGCAAGGCTCGTAGGAGACAATGCAATCTGCGTAACTGGAGACATTCCACATGAGCAGAGAGCAGAGATGGTCAAAGGAATCTTTAACGACAAAGATGTTCTCTTTGGAACACAAAGTATCTTCAGTGAAGGTATTAGTTTAGATTGCCTTAGTTGTCTCATATTAGGTACGCCTGTAAACAATGAGCCTTTGCTTACACAGTTGATCGGGCGAGTAATCAGAATGTATGACGGAAAATTACAACCGAAAGTAGTGGATATCAACTTACATGGTCGAACAGCTAGAAAGCAAGCTGCGGCGAGAAGGGGATATTATATGCGACAGGGTTATGAAATTTTTGAAGTATAGCATCAAAAAATATATCTTGACACGGAGTTAAAAGTTTGTTATAATATGTTATTCTATAATTGGGAAAAAGTAAAAAGGGAAAGCAAAGGGAGTGTTAAAGATATTTTGACAATCCTTCATATACTTACCTATAAGTTACCACCAGTGAATAGACATGATAGAATATATAAATTCTGGACTAAAAGTTTTCATGGGGATTCGTTCCTAGTAAACCCAGAGGCGTTATTCATTCAGAGAAGGAGATATTCAGATAGTGAGATTGCGCAGTATGCAGGTATCGCATCGTTACGTAATTATTTCGAATATCAAAAAAATAAAGATACCACATTAGACCTCCTCCACTTCACAGGGGATGAGGACAGTATTAAAAACAATAGATTACTACGAATAGAAAATGACAGAATACATTTTTTGTTTGAAGAAATCACTTTAAAGGAACTAAAATGGCAATAAAATTTAATCAAACCAAGGGCGAAGCCCAAAAGAATAAAATCGACAGTTATCAATATGTCGAAGGCGACAACGTAGTAAGAATGGTAGGGGATATGCTTCCTCGCTATGTTTACTGGTTGAAAGGCGAAAACGGTAAGAATTTACCATTCGAGTGTCTATCATTCGATAGAGATTCAGAAGCATTTACCAACGTAGAAAAAGACTGGGTTAGAGAATATCATCCAGAACTTAAATGCGGTTGGTCTTATGCAATCCAATGTATCCATGACGGAAAAGTCAAAGTACTAAACTTAAAGAAAAAACTACTCGAGCAGATTATGGTAGCAGCAGAAGATCTTGGTGATCCAACTGATCCAACTACTGGCTGGGATGTTTACTTTAAGAGAGTAAAAACTGGACCTATGGCTTATAATGTTGAATATCAACTACAAGCTCTCAAGTGCAAACCAAGAGAGTTGAATGAATCTGAAATGGAACTCATTGCAGAACTTAAGTCAATGGACGAAGTACTTACTCGACCAACAGCGGATGCACAGAAAGAACTACTCGACAGACTAAGAGAAGGCGCAAGCAACTCTACACCTGACGAAACTGTTTCTGACGAATTCGATATTTCTTAGGAGAGTATTATGCTTACAGTAGGAAATAAATACCCAAGATTTAGTATGCAAGGCTGCAATGATACAAATGATTTCATTCAAGCTGATGTGCTACTAAATGAGTGGACAGTAATGTACTTTTACCCAAAAGACTTTACATTTATATGTCCAACCGAAATTGTAGATATGGATAAACTTGTCGACTATGCTGATGTTATCGGTGTAAGTGGAGACAATGAATTCTGCAAAAAAGCTTGGAAAGAATCCAACCCAGCCCTTAATAATATTCAACACATACTATGTGCAGATTCTGGACTTGTTCTAGGAAATAAACTCGGTATTGTTGATGAGGCTAATGGAGTACACTACAGAGCAACATTTATAATTGACCCTGAAGGAATAATCCAGCATGTATCAGTAAATGCGTTAGATACAGGAAGAAACGCAGATGAAACTTTACGAACACTACAAGCCTTACAGGCTGGTGGTCTTACAGGATGTTCTTGGACACCTGGGGATGAGTTCGTAGCATGATTCTATTCACTGCAGATTGGCATATTAAACTTGGACAAAAGAATGTACCAGTAGCTTGGGCGTGCTCACGCTATAAGTTATTCTTTGACCAAATTTATGATCTTGAAAAAGAGGTTGATTTGCACATCATTGGAGGGGACTTGTTTGATCGAGTCCCTACCATGGATGAACTTACATTATACTTTGATTTTGTAAAAGGTGTGGGCATTGAGACTATCATATATGATGGCAACCACGAAGCTACACGAAAGAATAAAACATTTTTTACAAACTTGAAAAAAGTTACTAATGAATTAAATCCTCTAGTAACAGTAATAGACGAAACATATTCCAGAGACGACTGGACAATACTACCTTATGCAGACTTACATAGAAGTAAAAGTATAGAAGGTGTAGAAGATAGTATATTGTTTACTCATGTACGAGGAGAAATACCACCTCATGTACAACCAGAAGTAGACTTAAAACGCTTTGATAAATTCAAAGTAGTATTTGCAGGCGACTTACATGCACATAGCAATACACAAAGAAACATAGTATATCCTGGCAGTCCTATGACTACAAGTTTTCATAGAAACAATGTCGAAACTGGGTATCTATTAATAGACAACAAGGATCAATTCCAATGGACATGGCATACTTTTGACTTACCACAATTGATTCGCAAGACAGTTACTGATCCAGCTGATATGATTCAAACAGAGTGGGATCATACAATCTATGAGATTGAAGGAGATGTAGCAGACCTAAGTAATATCAAAAATAGTGAGTTACTTGACAAAAAAGTTATAAAAAGAAAGACAGAAGCAACTCTAATATTGGGCAAAGAAATGACAATAGAAGAAGAATTAGGAGAGTACCTAAGTTATATATTAGAGTTAGATGAAGATAAAGTTAAAAATATTTTAGGAGTGTTTAGTGATTACGCTAAAGAAGTTACAATGGAGTAATTGTTTTAGTTATGGTGAGGATAATGAGTTAGATCTTAATGACACTATAGTTACACAATTAATCGGTACAAATGGAGCTGGCAAAAGTTCTATTCCTTTGATTCTTGAAGAAGTTTTATTTAATAAGAACTCAAAAGGAATTAAAAAAGCAGAAATACCAAATCGTGAAGTCAACAAAGGCTATGATATATCTTTGTCTTTTGATGTTGTAGATGATGAGTATAAAGTTGAAGTTGTTCGTAGAGGTAATATAAAAGTAAAACTCTACAAAAACGGAGAGGATATATCAAGTCATACAGCTACAAACACATACAAGACACTAGAGGAAGTTATAGGTATAGATTTTAAAACTTTCTCACAGATTGTTTATCAGAATACTAATGCTAGCTTACAGTTCTTGACTGCCACAGATACTAATCGCAAAAGATTCCTAATAGATTTATTGCAGTTAGATGGATATGTAAAATACTTTGATGTCTTCAAAGATTTATCACGAAATTTAGCTGGAGACGTTTCTAATGTACAAGGGAAAATTGACACAATCGATAAATGGTTATCAGAAAATTATTTGGAAGATACATCACTACTTTCGAAATTAGATTTACCATTTTACTCGGAAGAAGATGAAGAAGCTTTGAGATCTTTACAAATAGAATTTCAAAATATCTCAGAAATCACGAAAAATATTAACCAAAATAATTTGTACAAAAGCCAACTAGAGTCCATAGATTTAGGACTAGCGAAAGAGTATGTAAACACTAATGAATGGCAAGATACAGAGGCTTTAGTAGAGGAGATTGGAGAAATCAAATCACAAGGTGCTCAAGAAGTACGAATGGTTAAGAAGTATATGGACTTACAAGAACTAGATGAGGCAGGATGCCCAACTTGTGGACAAGATGTAGACTTAGAATTTATCAGAAAAGAATTACATAGACATCAAAATGCACGCACAACATACTCTGAAAAACTAGAAGAAGCAAATGATAGACTTACAGATATAAACTATGCTAATAAGATGCTTCAACAAATGGAACAAAAGATAAAGAGTTGGGAAGAAATATACAGAAGCATAGATCAGACACTACCATTAGAAGTGCCTGATTCAGAAGAAGTACAAGATAAGATAATTAAATTAAAAGAAAGAATAAGCAATAGACAAGAAAGAGTAAACGAAGTTATAACAGAGAACGAACGCAGAGAAAGACACAATACTCGTCTATCAATTATTGAAGAACAACAAACAGATTTTGAAGATCAACATACAGACCTAAGCAAAGAATTAGTAGATGCTAATAGTAAGTTTGCTAATGTTGATATACTTAAAAAAGCTTTTAGTACAAATGGACTATTAGCATATAAAATTGAGAACTTAGTAAAAGATCTCGAAGAACTAACAAACGAATACCTTGCTGAGTTATCAGACGGACGATTCAGTCTTGAGTTTGTCGTATTAAATGATAAACTAAATGTAGAAATTGATGATAATGGCAAAACTGTAGATATACTAGCTTTGAGTGCAGGAGAGTTAGCAAGAGTTAACACTTCAACACTTTTAGCAATTCGTAAACTAATGAGTAGTATATCTAAGTCTCAAATAAATGTGTTATTCTTAGATGAAGTAACAAATGTTTTAGATGAGCAAGGAAAGGAACTACTAGTAGAATTACTACTGAGAGAGGAAAATTTGAATACTTATATAGTATCACATGGCTGGTCACACCCATTATTAGCTAGAATAGAAGTAATAAAGAAAGAAAAAGTAAGTAGGCTCGAACTTGGTTAATCCTAGACAAAAAGGTAACCGAGGTGAGCAACAAGTATTATCTATGCTTGATAGACTTACAGATGAAAAATGGGTACAAACTCCTGGATCTGGAAGTGGAAAGATCAAAGGAGATTGTATGGTGCCTGACAAAGTAAACCTGTTTACTGTAGAAGTCAAGTTCTATAAAGATATAGGCTTTAACAGTAAGATATACACCCAGAAAAGTAATAATCTTTTCAAATGGTGGAGTAAACTTTGTAAGCAAGCACAACAAATGGAACAAGAACCATTGCTAATATTTAGAGAGAACCACGGAAAGTTCTTTGCAGCAACAGTTAGAAAACCAAAAAACACATTGCGATATATGCACATTGCCTGGCTAGGTGCTTATATACTAATCGCAGAACACTGGCTAGAAAAAGAGGAGATAAAATTTACAAATGGCGATAACATTCTCAAACCTTGGGAACCCCATTCAAAATGGGAACTTGCTGATAGTTGATAGTCTCAATATTGCATTTAGGTGGAAACACCAAGGTGTGACAGACTTCAAATATGATTATGTAAGGACAGTAGAAAGTCTAGCAAAATCATACAACGCAGGTAATATAATAATTGCTGCTGACGGTGGCAGTTCTTATAGGAAAGATATACTTCCAAGTTATAAAGCAAACCGTAAAGAAAAGTATGCAGAACAAACTCCTCAAGAAGAAAAAGAGTTTGCTATGTTTATGGCAGAGTTTAGTAATACTCTAACATTACTCAAAGAAAAATATCCAGTCTTTCAATTCAAAGGAGTTGAGGCTGATGATATTGCAGCATACATTAGTATGAATCTTGATAAGTATGGATTAGACGAATGTTGGATGGTTTCATCTGATAAAGACTGGGATTTACTTATCAATGATAGAGTTTCTCGTTTTAGTACAGTTACTAGAAAAGAAACAACAGTACATAATTGGGATGAACATTACGATTTTGAGATCCCCGATTATATTACATTCAAATGTCTGACTGGCGATAAAGGGGACAACGTTCCAGGAATACCTGGGATTGGTCCAAAGCGCGCAGTTCAGCTAATGGAACAATATGGAGACGTTTTTGATATCTATGATGCTTGTCCAATAGAAGGAAAGTACAAATATATTCAAAGTCTCAACGAAAACGCAGAACAACTTCTGATAAACGTTGAGCTTATGGATTTAGTTACTTACTCGGAACAAGCAATCGGAGAACAAAACATAGAAGTTATTAATTCAACTTTAAAAAGGCACTTAAATGAAAATAGATTATAGTCAAGATTCAATGTTAACAGAGTTCAGTATGAGAACTCTGCAAGACAGATATATGGTAGCAGGCGAAACATCACCTCAGGAGGCTTTCGCACGTGCTGCAGAAGCTTTTGCAGATGATGACGACCATGCCCAACGCTTGTATGATTATGCAAGTAAATTATGGTTCATGTTCTCAACTCCTGTACTTTCTAACGGAGGTACACAACGAGGTATGCCTATCTCATGTTTCTTAAACTATGTTGAAGATTCAAGAGAAGGTATTACAGATCATTATACCGAAAATGCCTATCTATCTTCCTTTGGAGGAGGTATAGGAGGTTCATGGAGCGCAGTTCGTTCACAGGGAACATCAACTTCAAAAGGCTCAGAGAGCACAGGTGCAATTCCTTTTATGAAAGTAGTAGATGCAGAAATGTTAGCTTTTTCACAAGGAGTTACACGACGAGGTAGTTATGCAGGTTATATGCATATTACACATCCTGAAGTCGAAGAATTTTTAGATATTCGTAAGCCTACGGGCGGGGATATCAATCGTAAGTGTACAAACTTACATCATGGTGTAGTCATAAGTGATAAATTTATGGAAACTATACACCGTGCAACGCACGAAGATAACTTTGATGACAGTTGGGAACTTATTGATCCTCATAGTCATGAAGTTAAAAAAGTAGTGTCCGCAAGAACACTATGGGTAAAGTTATTGCAAAACAGAATGGAGACAGGTGAGCCCTATCTTATGTTCGAAGATGCAGTTAACGCTGATTTACCTGACTTTCAGAAAAGAAAAGGTCTCTATGTGAATCATAGTAATCTTTGTTCTGAAATTACTCTTGCAACTAACGAAGAAAGAACAGCAGTATGTTGTCTTTCAAGTGTAAATCTGGAGTATTTTGACGAATGGAAAAACGTTCCAGCATTTATACCAGACTTAGTACGAATGTTAGATAATGTATTAGACTACTTTATTGATAACGCACCAGACCAAATGGAAAAAGCTAAGTACAGTGCTTTACGGGAGCGAAGTATTGGACTAGGCGCAATGGGATTTCATGCTTATATGCAGAGAAATAATATACCTTTTGAAAGTATTATGGCTGCTAGTAAGAATTATGAAATGTTCAAACACATAAAACAAGATGCATTACAAGAGACTCGTAGACTCGCAGTAGAGCGTGGAGCGTGTCCAGATGATGATACTTGTGAAGTAAGAAATGCTCATTTATTAGCGATTGCTCCAAATGCGAGTAGTTCTATTATTTGTGGTAATACTTCTCCAAGTATTGAACCTTTTCGTGCTAATGCATACACTCAGAAAACAAAGAGTGGATCATTCTTACAAAAGAATAAATACTTAGAACAGTTATTAGATAAAAAAGGTATGAATACAGACAGTGTATGGAAAGAGATAGTAGCAAATAAAGGAAGTGTGCAACATCTTGATATTTTTACACCAGAAGAAAAAGAAGTATTTAAAACCGCTGTAGAAATCAATCAATCATGGGTAGTAGAACACGCTGCAGAGAGACAACAATTTGTTTGTCAGTCTCAAAGCGTAAACTTGTTCTTTCCACCAGACGTGAATAAAGGAGATCTACACAATGTACATATGTTAGCATGGGCTAAGAATTTAAAAACATTATATTACCTAAGAAGTGAAGCTATCAGCCGTGCTGATAATGTATCTTCAAAGGTAAAAAGAGAAATAATCTTTGAACAAGAAGATTGTTTGGCATGTGAGGGGTAACTATGAGCCAATTATTAGAAGAAAGAGAATATTACAAACCGTTTGTATATCCTTGGGCATTTGAGTTTTACAAAAAACAGCAACAAATGCATTGGCTACCTGAAGAAGTGCCATTACAAGATGATATCAAGGATTATAAAGAAAAATTATCAGAAGGAGAAAGATTACTTATAGACAATATATTTAAGTTCTTTACTCAAGCTGACGTTGATGTGTGTTG